TGGGGAATCCTGAACCATATACCCAAGCTATCATATCTCTTATCTCAAACCCTGCATCTTCAATATTAACAGCCATTCTATGCTGTGTTCTTGTACCTGCAAAGGATAGTAAATACCCACCAGGCTTGAGAACTCTTAAACACTCTTTCCATATATCAACACTTGGTACATCATAATCCCATTTCTTGCCCATAAAACTAAGTCCATAGGGAGGGTCTGTAACAATCGCATCTATTGAGTTATCTTCTAAGTCCTTTAACCTATCCAAACAATCACCGAGCAGTAGTTCCATTATAGTTTTATATTAAATTATCTCCTGACATCATCTCGTCTATTGTATCGTTAACATCTCTCTCATCCTCATCCTCTTCTTCTTCTACTAATTGCCCATACATATTCAACTTAGGATGCTCAAAGTAATCTGGTCTACTCATTACAATATACCTTAAACTGTCTGCCAGATCTTCGCCCAACTTAAATGGCTCACTTCTGCTAGTATCCTTTTCTTCATTCCATTTTCTCCAATGATAATTGTTTAACTCTTCAATTAAGTTCTTACATCTTTTTGATATAAACAACTTGTTCTCTCTGAACATTCTAGTTACCCTGTTAATACCAGCCATAACATCATTGTTAGCAGGAACAAACCCCCAGCCTTCTTCTTGTAATTGGAACATCATACTTTGTCCACTTGTCTGCTGTGTTCCCTTACTTGCTGGGTCAATAACAAACATTTCTATATCCTGCTCTCTTAATCCGTTCCTGATAAGCATTCCGTTTAACTGATTACTAATGTCTTTAGCTGTTAGAAACTGCTCTCTAAACTCATCAATGACAAATAGGTTTCCATTTATATCCTCTTTAACTAGAAGACCAGCAGTAGGGTGATTCCAACCTACATCTAATCCTACAAAGTAAATATCCGTTAATGCCTTATCACTCTCTTTACAATGCCTTACCTCGTTAAAGTCTGGGTATATAAGTCCTTCAAACTTCTCAAAGGAGGCTAAATACTCTTGCCTAAACATCATCTCAGACAAGTCCCTTTTTGCTTGTTCTACTAAACTCTGGTCAATGTAAGGATTGTCTAAGGTTGTAAACTTCCATGCTTCAAAGCCTTCTTTTCCTTCTATTGCTGGTTTGTAAAAGGTGTCATACACCCAATCATACCCCTGTGGCGTTGTTGTTACCCAAGCAATACCATTCTTATCTGTTAGGGTTGGGTACAATACTTCCCACACCTGTTTACTCATAAAACAAGCCTCATCAAGCCATAGCCAGTCTAGTCCTACTCCTCTTAACCTATCAGGGTTCTCTCCACTTCTAAGGGTAATTGTACTTCCATTGGTAAGTTCCAGCCTATTGTCCGACTTATTCCAACTTGCTATCGCTTTAGGATTACACCATTCCATTAAGACTGGTATGTTTACATCTTTAAGCATCTGATATGTGGGGGATATGATCCAGCCATGAGTAGGGGTGTTTATTTCTTGTTTGTTTCCTACTCTCATACCATACGCATAAGACAAAGCCTCAATAGTTCCAGCCAAAGTTTTCCCTCCTCTTCTCCCAGCTATAAAGGTTCTAAATCTTGCGTTGCTCTTATGGAATTGCTTTTGATATTTATGTGGTTCGTATATCTTCATCGTCATCCTCCCATTTAATAATAACTCCTGAAGATATAGACTCTCCATTGGTTGTTATGTCTGTTCTTTGGGTTGCCCTTCCTATTCCAGACTCTACAAACCATTTAAGAATATCTGCTTTTAACTTCTCATCTTTTGTAGTCATAGCTAATAGCCACAATGCCCTTGTAGCCTTATCTAATATTTTTAACTCAGAATAAATCAAAAGATAGTCCTGATAACTATGCTTTTGTATAATAGACTTATTCTCACTTTCTTCTACTTGCTCTGTGGTTGCTTTGCTCATACTTACGAATTATAGGTTATATATATCTATTATACCATTATTTTAGCTTGTCCAATTCTCTAATGATTTTTACTCTCTTCTTCTTTAGTGATTCAAGCTCTTCTTCTCTTCTATCTGTCCTCCCCCCTTTGGCTTGTATCCCGTCTATTATCTGATGTCTTTTACTGTTAATCTCATGTAATTGCCTTTGTAGTTTTCTCTTCTTCTTTCCAAAGATTAGCTCCCAGTTCTCTTGATAATTCTTAATATCTTCTGGGGTCCTCCTTGTGTATGGCTTACTAACATCTTCACTCATAATTCTCCTGGCTTAAATTAAATACTAACCTCTCTTAATCCTATAGTTCGTTTTTATGTAATGAAGTAGCAAAATCTATTATATCGTTGTTCCATTGGTTGTCCTCTATTGTCCCTATCCTCAAATCAGCCTCTCTGGCACATATAGGAAAGCTTAATTGATCCTGATATGTGTATTTATTGTTATGCCTCCACCATAGTTTATTGAACTTTTTAACCTTATCATTATGTCTCCTTATCAGCAATCCACAAGCCCACAATCCACCATGTACAGGATAGCCCCCTCTTTTGTATTCCATGACCTGTTCTAGTATTGGAAGACCCCTATACTTAGCCATACCACGACTAACATTGGCCTCATCGTAAATACAATCTCTATCAGGGTGTCTAAACAAAGCTATGTCATTGTCTTCCAACTTTTCCATGCACCACTCCCTAAAGTATGGGGTTTTTATAGTAGCACTCCCATCAATCCAAATACTAATATCACAATCCAATACCTGGTGTGGCATACACTTAAAATACTTAGCCTTCATTCTAGGATGCTCTTCTTCTCTAAAGGCCTTCCTAACCTCCCAGTCTGTACTCTCGCTTGTATCTGTAAATAAAATGGGCTTCTCTTTGAGGGGTTGAGCCTTCGGTTTGTCATAATCTCCAAAAATTGCACTGTATACAATAGTCTTCATAGTTTTATTCTTTATTAAACAAATATAGGGAACATATAATCTTCTCTCAGGTCTTTTACTGCTTCTTTAGCCTCCCTGAACCAGATTTTTTGTATTTCTCCACAGTCCAGGATTCTCTTAGCTACTACTACATATTCGGATAATTCACAGGAGGGTATCCTTTCTCCACTCCAATACGATTCTATCAACTCTGCCCAGTCTACATTCCTGTTCTTATACAAACAAGCGACCTGGGGTTCAAAGGTTAAATTAACAGGATATATGTCATGCCACATCAAGAATGATATTAACCCTAAACTTGATGTTACAAAATCAGCTTCTCCTTTACTCATGGCAGTATATAAGCAAATTATCTTAACTATAACCCTCACATAAATTGTTGTCAAATTCTTACTTAAAATCCTTCCACTTCTCCATTAATTTGTCATACTTCTTTTTGTACTTCTCATATATCTCATCATAATCCAAGTCAGGTACTAATTCGTGGCTTAACCTTACCTTTTCTTCCCATTTGTCCTGTCCATACCTCTTAATAAACCACAGGGAATAATCTGCATATCTTCCGTTCCCATAGCCATTACAACCCCTACATTGAGCATTTACCAATTCTTCGTCAAATAGGATAGAGTTGTTTCTACCAGAGATGGCATGACCAGCTTGAAGTTCTGCTATTGGAAAGAATTTCCCACAGGTTACACACTTACCACAATCAGGAAACTTAGAGGTCTTTAAACAATCACGGGTTCTTATATACCTACTAAACATGGTCCAAGCTTTTTGTTTCTTACCTTTCTTGCTTAAGGTCTTGCTGGGCATTTTTGCGACCTCTCTTTGAATAAACTAATATATCTTTCTCCTCTTGTGGATTGAGAACCATAATCCCCTTTTCTAACTTAGGGGTCATTCCCTTAGCAATAATCCTCCTGTATAGGGTAACTACCGCCATGTTATTTTCTTTTGCTATCTGTTTGACTGTCTTCATATTCCTATTTCCTATATTATACACTATCACAAAATTATACAAAAGAACACTATTAAGATTACCAACCAAAAGAACCATGAACAACCACCCTCTCGTGCTATCTCCCAAGCCCAGACAAGAATTGTCCAGATAATTGGTAAGATTACTGTTACAAACAAAATCGCTCCTACTATAGTCCAAAACATATTAGTCTTCCTTAAAACTTATATCTTCTAATTCTCTAATCTCTTCTAGGTTCTGCTCATGTATCTTAGCCATACGATCAATGTAGAACCTTGCCTGTTCCTCTTTACTAGGATTCCTGCCTAGTTTTAGTTTTTGTATTACAAACAGGTCTCTTCTTTGCTGTTGCCCTGGGGTTATCCTTTTATCTAAGAATGGGTCATCTGGTAAGTTCTCAATTATGTCTTTAGTGTTAATCTCTGCTTCTAGGACATCTACAACATCTGTTATGACTACTACCGCTATATTACCCCTCATACCCCTTATCTCTGCTATATCACTATCAGGAACTTCTAAAAGGGAATCTAGTTTAAGAGATACTGTTCCGTCTTTTCTATCATTGTAATTTTCTAATCTACATTTAAGCACCTTCATTTTTATCTTCCTCTAATTTATTTAAGCTATCCATACATCTTGTTACACCATCGGTATACCCATCGTGATATGCTTCCCTTTCCCTATCATCTAGGAGTTGCTTAACATACTTTTCTGTACCCTCTATTCTGATTCTGATTGGCTCTGGGTCAAAACTTGCTTTTGAGGGAGTTGGTAATAACCCACACCATATTTCTAACAACTTGTCATGTAACTCCTCTTCCATCTTTGGTTGTTTAGAGTAATCTGTTGGTTCACACCCACCCTTAAGGAACTTCCAACTCCACTCCTCTGGGGTGTCCTCCATCTTATGTAGTTTTCCATTTATCTCTACAAAACCCTCTGGAATATCATCCCTAATATTTTTATCTGAGAACTCTTTGAATATCTCTGGTTGTGCTTGGGAGTTGAGGTGGTCTATTATTCTATTTAACTCTTTGGCAACCCACTGTGGGGCAACCTCTCCCATCATACCCATTAAAGCCATAGGTTTTACTCTTTCTAACTTCTCTATTTTACTTTCCATCTTCTTTGCTTTTTAATTTAGATAACTCTGTTGATATTCTTACCTTATCTTCTACACTTACAAAATCACTATGCATAACTCCTACATAATCTTTCCAACAAGGTGTGCAAAGGGCAGAACCCTTGCCTATACCACCATCTGCCCAGAACTCTTTACCACATTTATTACAAGTATACAGTTCTAGTTCTTCTCCGTATTCGTTTAGTTTCTTCTCCATATTACTTATTGTTAATTTATCTTCTATGAACTCAATTACTGCCTGTGCTGTATGATGGGAATAACTCTCATCTGCAAAATATGTTTTAAGTTCTTCTAAACTACCCATATTTGTATATTCTAAAATGTAATCAACTAAATCCTGAATTGTAAAAGTATTTTCCATATTACTTTGTTGTTAGTTTAGATTTTGCTTTCAACATCCTAATTATCAATTCTTTGTGTTTAGAAGATAAACCTCCAAAATCTCTCGGTTCTGTTACTGCTCTTTTTCTTCCACAAATATCACAAATATCCTCGTGCCAAGTTGCAACACTTGCGGGTCTTCTGCAATATTTATCCCCACACTCATCACATATCCAAGTTATTAGTTTTTTCTTCTCCATATTACTTATTGTCTTTTAATTTAGATAACTCTCTGTCAATTATCTTCCCAATTGCTATCTCGGCATCAAAATCTCTGATGTCCCAATTATCTTTATGATACTCCACAACCCATTCTCTCATACCGTTTAAAACTTCCCTTTCCCTCTCTGATAGAAGGTTCTTAATAAAGTGATAAAACTTCAAATACATAGCCGTTTGCATTCCAGCTCCTATTCTTCCTTTATTTACAAGAAGAACCTTACCCCAAGTGGACATTAATTTTCCCAACTCCTCCTCCCACTCCTCTTTCTGCTCTGGGGTGTCCTGTGTTGCTTGTTTGTATGTTTCCATAGCTGTCTTGTCCCACTCTTTTATTCTTTCTTTATCAAACTCTCCCCTTATCTGTTCAAGTGTTTTCTTCTCCATATTACTTATTGTCTTTTATAATTTTATATATATAATCTACACAATTAACTACAACACCATTCCCACACATCTTGTATCTTTGAGTGTCCGATATTTCTACTTCTTCTCCGTCCATAATCCCCTTAGCAGTCCAGTTGTCTTCTAAACCCATAAGTCTTTCACACTCTGTGGGGGTTAGTCTTCTTATTCGCATACCCTCTAGGGTTGCTTGATTACTTGCTGTGTCTAGTGTTTGAGCTACCCCCTTCCCAACTCTACCTCTTCTCGTTTTAGAATTAGGAACACTTAAGTTTATACTGTCACCCTCTTCTGCAACTGCATATCCTTTTTTAGTTGCTTCTCTAACTGCTATCTGACTTCTTCTGCTCTTATTGGGATTATTACTTCCTTTCCAGTAGTTAGCATCTAAACTGTGAACATTCCCATTAGTCCCATCGTGTCCCGTATCTACAATCTTGTTAATATCTTTTCCTGACCCTCTTTGCTCAAATAGTATTTCTCTTCCACTTCCTTTTCTAATACCGATTGCAAAGATACGCTCTCTGTTTTGTGGGACTCCGAAGTCTTTGGCATTGATAACTTGCCACCAGACATCATACCCAGCTTGTTCCATTTCAATTTGCACTCTGGCAAAATCCCATCCTTTATTGCTCCATAAAGCCCCTTTAACATTCTCCCAGACAAAATATGTAGCTTCAGATTCGGTGACCGCTCTGATAAACTCAAAGAATAGTCCACTCCTTTCCCCTTCAAGTCCTTTTCCTTTTCCAGCCACTGACAAATCTTGGCACGGTGTTCCTCCCGTAATGATGTCGATTTCTCCACGGAACTGTCTAAAATCAATGTCGCTGATGTTTCCATAGTTTTTTATGTTTGAAAAATTATATTTAAGAATCGCACTAGCATACTTGTCTATTTCGCTAAAGCCGACTGTTTCCCAACCCAATTTCTGTGCCGAGATTGTAAACCCTCCGTAACCCGTGAATGTGTCAAGGTGCCTCAGCTTCTCCATATTACTTATTGTCTTTTAATTTAGATGAAACACTACTCACTACTTCCTTAAAACTTTCCTTACTAAATTCCTTGCCCATCTCACAATCAAACTTTGCTTCTTTATATCCTTGTTCAAACCCCTCTTCCCTTGCTTTGTCTA